ACACCGACATGAGTAGTTCGGAGTTCGCGGCCTTGCTCAACGGGTTCTGGATGGGAGGCTCTATCAGCGGCCACGCCATCGACAACAACGACGGCATGGATCTCAAGCGCGTCCGCGATGGCGTCGAGGAAGAATGAGATGATTTTCCACATTTACGGAAAGCCAGTTCCCAAGGCCCCGGCCATCTGCTCGAACTGCATCGAGGTGAAGTAATGTATCGGGGCTACCTCTACACCGACGACAAGGAACTCCTCGAGGAACTTGGTGACGATGTCCACGTCGTAGGTGCGATGCACCTCGAGGCCCGGACGCTCGGCGACCTCAAGTGGGGTCAATGGCCCCGCAACGCCACCTGCGTCATGGTCTACGGCAATGCCGAGCCGTGCCTTGAAGACCTCCGTCCGTGGCAGCAACGCATCGTCAAGAAGTTCGAGACCAGGCCGACGTGGGCCGACGTCGCTCGTTGCACCGAGTTGACGGGGCTTGCCCAACTCAACGACCCCGACTACTTCGCACCGAAGGTGTCGGTGATCGTCTCGACGCACAGGCTCGAGACGTTTGAGAAGGGCCACGCTCTCCGGTCGCTGATGCGGCAGACCCTCACGGACTTCGAGATCGTCCTGGTGCACGACGGCGAGGAAGTCGACCACGTCGATGGAGTGCACACGCAGGTGGGCATGCCGGTGATCAACCGCATCGGCTACCTCAAAGGCATGGCCGTCGCGGCCGCTCGGGCCGAGATAGTCGTTGAACTCGATCACGACGACGAATTGATGCCGGACGCTCTTGAGTGCATCGTCGAAGTCTTCGACGGCAAGCCTGACGTCGGGTTCGTCTATTCGAAGTTCGCCGAGGTCAAGGCCGACGGAACCTGCAACGAGTACCAGTCGCCGTTGTGGAACTACAAGAGTTGTCTCAAAGACGGTCGATGGTTCCGGGTCGCCGACCTGCACGACATCGAAGGCAGGTACGTCGTCAACGGTGTCGACAACCCGACGATCATGCACATGGGCCTCTGCCCGAACCATGTCCGAGCGTGGCGACGGTCGGAGTACTTCAAGATCGGCGGCTACCGCGACCTGCCGTGGTGCGACGACTACGACCTGATGCTGCGGTTCCGGCTGCGTTCCTCGATGCGCATGTACGAGATCGACAAACTCCTCTACGTGCAGTACATCGGAAACTCGACATGGGTCAAGGACCCTGCCATGCTCACGCGAGGCATGATCGCCGTCCAAAGGACGTACGCCGATGAGCTCAAGGAGAAGTTGGCGGCTACGATGATCTGATGTCGGAAGCCGAGATCCAACGCTCGATTGTCGAATGGGCACGGGAGCACCCCGACAGGGTCCCGTGCCTGTTCCGTGTCAACTGCGGTGTGTTCCGCTCGATGACGGGCAACATCGTCCACGGCGCACCGAAGGGCACGCCGGACCTGATCGGCTACCTGCCCGACGGTCGAATGCTTGCGGTCGAGGTGAAGACGTTCAAGGGCCGCTTCAGTCCCGAGCAGATCGAGTGGCGACGCAAGGCCATCGAGTCGAACGTCAAGGTGATCGGTGCGCGAAGCCTCGGCGAGTTCGTGGCCGCGCTAGAATGAAGGCATGAGTCGCGGAGAATTCATACACCACGTCGACACCTTCCTTCGCCTCCTGGAGCGTGGAAGGTCGATCGCCGATGCCGCTCAGGAACTCGGGTTCCATCGGCAGACGGCCTACGATTGGCGAGATGCCAGTCCGACAAACTCGACAAAGATCGACGAGGCCAAGTCGAAGTTCCGGGCAAAGTTGGTCGAGTCGCTGCTAGGGTGCATCGAGGGCGACGAACTCAAGGACCGCGAGCCGGACGGCGCGTTGGCCCTCAAGGCCCTGCAGGTCATCGGCGGCGACGACTGGCGTCCGAAGCAGGAGATCGCCCACAGCCTGAAGCCGACGATCGTCGACTACTTCAAGTCCAAGGAACATGGCACTCCTCAAGGATCCGGCAACATTCCCGAATGAGGTGCTCGGCTACACGCCCTGGTCGAAGCAGGTCGAAGTCCTAGACGCCATCCGCAAGCACCGTCGAGTCGCCATCAAGTCAGGCCACGGGACGGGCAAGACGCGCCTCCTCGGCGGCCTCGTCAACGAGTGGATGTGCAGCCATCAGAATGCTCGCGTCGTGTGCACGGCGTCGACCAACCGGCAGGTGCACACCGTTCTGTGGGCGGAGGTCCAACGGCTGTATCGCGAAGCCAAGTTCGAGATGCCAGGCGAACTCCTCGAGCGCGAATGGCGCATCGCTCCATCGTGGCGAGCGGACGCCGTCTCCGTCGACGACCCGACCGCCTTGCAGGGCATCCACGGGCCGGCCACGCTGATCGTCGTTGACGAGGCAGAAGGGGTCGACCACCGGATGTGGGGAGCCATCGACTCGCTCATGTCGTCCGGCGGCTCCCGGCTCGTGATGGCCTACAACCCGACGACGCCGTCGGGGTTCTGCTACGAGGCAGCCCAACGGCCGGACCTGTTCCACACGATCACGATCTCGTGCCTCGACCACCCAAACGTCATCTCAGGCGAGGAGGTGATCCCGGGTGCCGTCACTCGTCAGTGGGTCGACGAAGTTCGCGCACGCGAAGGCGACGGCTCGCCGGTGTGGTCGTGCCGTGTGCTCGGCGAGTTTCCGAAGACGGCGAGCAACACAATCCTGACGATCAACGACCTCGTGGCGGCCGACGTGCCGACGGGCGCGACCGACTCGCCGCGGATCGGCCTCGACGTCGCTCGGTTCGGCACCGACCAATCCGTGCTGTGCGTCGTCGACGCGAGCCGGACCGTCGTCGAGGTGCAGGCGTGGCAAGGCGAGGACCTGATGGCGACCGCAGGCCGACTCCGGGACGCGATGCGTCGCCACAACGTCGAGGCCCGGTTCGTCGGTGTCGACGCGACGGGCATCGGCGCAGGCGTCGTCGATCGCCTCCGCGAAGACGGCATCCGAGTGTCGCCTGTCGACTTCGGCGCGGCACCCGTCGGAGACTGGGGCACCCTGCTCGGACGTGACGCGATGTTCGCGAACCGCAAGGCCGAGTTGCATTGGGTCGTGCGCGGCCTGATCCGGCAGAAGTCGCTCCGAGTGCCCGTACAATGGAAGGCGATGTGGGCAGACCTCGCAGCGCCGACCTACGCCTTCGACGGCAAAGGTCGCATCACGATCGAATCGAAGGACGCTCTACGCGAGCGTCTCAAGCGTTCGCCTGACCATGGCGACGCACTTGTGATCGCGTTCGGGGGCTTGGGCACACGGAGGCCGCTGATCCAATGAACCTCTTCGAGCGCATCGCGACGGGCGTCCAAGTGGCGCTCGGTCGCAAGCAGTTGACGACGACCACGAAGGCATACGACCCGTTCCTCGTGGTCACGAACCGCAGTCTGCAACAGGGCGACGCCGAGATCACCTCGCCCTACTCGCAGTCGCCGTGGGTGTACGCAGGCGTTCGAGCGATCGGCCGCTACGTGGCGTCGACTCCGTGCGTCGTCAAGCGGGGCACCAAGCGCACGCGCGAAGGGCAGCCGGTTCCGACCGACGATCCGTGGCAGCGTCTGCTCGACAAGCCGTCGCCGCTTATGTCGTCGTATGCCTTCTTCGAGGCCGTCTCGTCGTATCTCGACATCTACGGCGAGGCCTACGTCGCGGCCTACGGCGAAGGTGCGCGGCCGTATAAGTCCGGCGACATCCCGCGCGAACTCCTCGTGCTTCCTGCCGGGCGCATGACGCCGCAGATCGACCAGAAGTCCGGGCTCGTCATGGGCTACAAGTTGTCGGCTGGCAACTCGTCGTCGTACGTGTTCACGGCCGAGCAAGTCGGGTTCCTTCGCACGTTCAACCCGGACGAGCCGACCCGCGGTCTGTCGCCGCTGTCGTGCGTGCTCGTGGCCTTGGGCTTCGACGTGAAGGCGAACGCCTACAACGCGGCACTGCTCTCGAACGGTGCCGACCCTGGCGGCGTGCTCTACTCCGACCAGCCGTTGCCGTCGGAGGAAGTGGCCGCCCTGCGTGCGCAGTGGGAGGACCGACACAAGGGCGCGATCCGAGCGTCCCGCGTTGCGATCCTATCGGGCGGCCTGAAGTACGAGCGATCGACCGTGACCCCAAAGGACATGGCGTTCGGCGACATGCTCGACCGGCACAAGGCTGAGGTCCTCGCCGCGCTCGGAGTCAACCCGTTCGACATCGGCGACACTCCCGAATACAACCGGGCCGCGGCGCTCGCCGCTCGAGCGCAGACGTGGGAGCAGACCGTCATCCCGCGGTTGCACCACATCGAGGACGCCTTGTGGTCGTGGCTCTTCGAACCGTACAGCCGGAACCAAACGCTCGACACCTACGTGGAGTTCGACCTCACGAAGGTCGAAGCCTTGCAGCCGAACATGACCGAGAAGGTGCAGCAGGCCAACGCTTTGGTCATGATGGGCTACACCCTCGACCAAGTCAACGAGCGGCTCGGGCTCGGGATGCCGGCAGCTCCGGCCGAGCCGGAACTGCCACCTCCGCCTCCGCCCGCGACCGAGCCTCCGCCCCCTGCACCCGTCGAGGCGTCGGCTCGCGTCGTGCGGGTCAAGGCACCGAAGCGTCTGCCCCGCCAGGTGCAGTCGGTCAAACGTCGCGTGTCGCAGTTCGAGAAGTCGAAGGCGCAGGAGGTTCTGGACAGGCTCCGCGCGATCCCGCGCTTCCTCAACAAGGCGATCGGCGACCTGCCGGAACTGACGCCGATGGAACTCGACTACGTGCTTGGAACGCCTGCGCAGTGGACCGCAGACGCCAACGAGTACCTCCGCGGCGTGATGGATCCGGTCGCGACGTACGCTCTCAACTCCGCTCGGAACACCTTCGGCGGCTTCGAGGTGATCAGCGTCCGCGATCCGAAGTGGTATGCGAAGGCTGCATCGCAGACGGCGTCGCTCGTGCAAGTGCAGTCGAAGCGGCGCGAAGCGTTCCGCAAGGTCATCACGCGCACGTTCCGCGAAGGTGGCGCGGGTTCCGTCGACGAACTGTCGAAGCGGCTCGACCAGGCGTTCGGCAACGAGATCCCATCGTCGGCCGACACCGTCGCTCGCACTGAGTCGGCGATGCTGATCCAAGACATCAAGGACACGGCCGCGAAGGACGAAGGATTCACGCACAAGACGTGGTCGACCGCAGGCGACCTGTCGGTGCGGGCCTCGCACGCGGCGATCGACGGCGAGACGGTCGAGATCAAGGCGAAGTTCTCCAACGGTCTCGAGTACCCGTCGCAGATGGGCGGTCCTCCCGAAGAGGTCATCAACTGCCGATGCGACGTCGTGTACAGGATCATGGACTGATGGCCATTGCCGACATCGTCGATTCGTCGTCTACAATGAAGACCATGGACACGCGCACTCTCCGTCTCAAGGCATCGGTCTCCGCGAAGGCCGACGGCATCTACCGCTTCATCGGCTCGACCGCAGCCGTCGACCGCGTCGGCGAAGTCGTCGAGCAGAACTGGGACCTCGAGAATTACAAGCGCAACCCGGTCATTCTCTACGGTCACGACCAGAGCGGTCTGCCGATCGGCAAGGCCGTCAACGTCGCCGTGGAGAACGGTGCTCTGACGTTCGACGTGAAGTTCGTTCCGGCCGAGATCTACCCGTTCGCGGGAACGGTCGAAGCGATGTACCGCGACGGATTCCTGAACGCCGTCTCGGTCGGCTTCATTCCGACTGACGTCGACGGCAATACGATCAAGAAGGCGGAACTCCTTGAACTCTCGGCGGTCCCCGTACCCGCCAACCACGAAGCATTGATGCAGCGCGGCGCTCGCAAGATGCTTCCGGTGTTCAGGGCGTTCGACCACGGCGATCTCGTGAAGACCATCGCGAACCGTGCAGCGTTCGACGAGTTCTTCGGCGCGATCGTCGCGAAGGCGATGGAGGAGGAGGCACCTGTGGAAGAGTCGAAGAAGAGCCTGAACGAACTGATGATCCTCGTGCAGGAGGCGATGACCGACCTTCAGGAGGGCGACGTCGAATCCGTCGCGTCCGACCTGAACGCGATCGCGGCGATGATTCAGATCCTCATCGACGAAGAGACGCCGGACGCTCCTGGCGCCGGCGAAGGCACGCCGATGGGCGACCCGGGTGCAGGCGAAGAAGGTGCCTCGATGGATCAGAAGTCCGTTGAGGCCGTCATCAAACAACTCGGTGCGCCGATGGCGCATTCGATCGAATCGGTCTTGGCGGATCCGGACGCAGTGTCCGCGATCCTCAAGGCCATTGGGACTCCGAAGTGAAGAGGGAGTTACACATGACTGATCACGTGAAGGCGATCGTGGACGGCGTCCGTCCGATGATCGAAGTGGTGGACGCGAAGGCTAAGGCCCTCGAGGCCCGCATCGACGACTTGAGTTCGCAGGTTCGCGAACGCGCGAGCGCGTCGAGCCTCCCGGGCGTCGAGCCCAAGAAGTTCTCGTTCGCGAAGGCGATCCACGCCATCAAGAGCGGCGACTTCTCGCAGGCCGGATACGAGGCGGAAGTGTTCGGCGAGATGCGCAAAAAGGCGTTGTCGTTCGGCACTGCCGCGTCGGGCGGCTACCTCGTTCCGGACGAAGTGCGCAGCGACCTGTTCGTCGGTGCGACCCGCGCGAACAACGTGCTCTTCCAGACGAACGTCCTCCGCGTGACGTCGTCGGGTGGCGCTCCGATCCGCATTCCGAAGATCTCGGCTGGCCACGCTGGCGGCTGGATCGCTGAGAACGGCTCGAACTCGGCGGCGGATCAAACCTATGCCGAGATCACCTTGTCGCCGAAGCGTGCGTTCGCGGCGACCCTCATGTCCAACACGCTCATCCGTCGCGATGCGGCTTCCGCCGAAGCGGTGGTGCGTGCTGACCTCGAGGCGGCGGTCTCGGAGACCTTGCTCAAGGGTTACCTCATGGGCTCGGGTTCGTCGAATCAGCCGACCGGCTTGAACTCGTTGTCCGGCACGTCGTCCGTGACCGGCTCGTCGACTTCGGCTCTCGCGGTCATGCAGTCGCTCATCCGCGGCTTGCAGAAGATCGAAGAGAACCAGGGCGACATCGGACAGTGCGTGTTCGTCATGCACCCGAAGGCCTGGTACTACCTGCTCTCGGCGTCCTTCTCCGGCACGGGAACGGTGACCGCGGCGACCGCTACGACCACGCAGCAGTTGCCTGTCGGCTTCGCTTCGGCGGTGTTCGGCATCAACGCGGTCGGTCAGAAGACGATCATGGGTGTGCCGGTCTACCTCACGACCGCGATGACCGTGACTGCCGCGTCGCCTGACACGACGCCGATCCTGCTCTACCAACCGTCGAACACGATCTTCGCTGAGTTCGGACCAATGGAACTGCTCGTCACGAACGCGGGTTCGACGCTCGGCCTCGCCGATCAGACCCTCGTGCGTGTCGTGCAGGAAGTCGACTTCAACGCTCGCATCGAAGCGCAAGTCGTCAAGATCACGGGCACCTACGCTGGCGACGAATGACCAATGGATCTGACCACGACCACACGAGTCGGCACGCTTGTGAACCCGGGTGAGACCGCTCCCGCGGCGTTCACGACGTTGCTCGGTCAGATCATCACTGGCGTCTCCGAAGCGGCGGGGAGGTACTTGGGGCGGGAGGTTCAATCGACCTCCCGCACCGTGTACCTCGACGTCGAGGACGGGCAGCGGGTCTTCCGGCTCGCTGCCTTCCCGGTGACCACGGTCACCTCCATCTCGTACGATCCGGAGCAGGCGTTCGGCGCCGAGACCGCGCTGACCTCCGACGACTATTACAACCCAACGCTCGGCACAAACGGCGTGCTCAAGGTCAAGACGACCTTCTTCCCGCTCGGCGGCTTCGCTCCGTCCGCGCTCAAGGTTGTCTACACGGGTGGCATGGCCACGACGACCGCCAACTTCATCTCGGCCTATCCTGACGTCTCCTACGCCATCGACCTCCAGTGTTCGCACGTGTGGCACACCCGGAACTTCGTCGGCACGGTGTCGTCATCCGGCGACGCAGGTTCGATCAGCCTTCAGGCCGTCGACTGGCTGCCGGAAGTGAAGGCGGTGCTCGACCGCTACAGGGTTCGGGCCATCTGATGTTCTTCGAGGTCGCGAACAGCGCGGAGGCGAAGCGGACCATGGAGCAGATCGCCAAGCGATCGTTCCCGGCCTTGCAGCGCGGCCTGAAGCAGATCTCCGGCGAGTTCCTCCTCCACATCAAGGAGGCCCGCCTCAAGGGCCGCGGGAACGTCTTCGACGGCGAGCAGGGCCTTATCCGACGGACGGGCAACCTCACCCGTCAACTCAACGCGCAGACCGCGATCCGCGAGTCTGGCACGACGACCGACGACCTTCAGGTGCGGTTCGGCGTCTTCGACCAGAAGACGTTGCAGTACGCTCGCGTGCACGAACTCGGCACGGTCGGCAAGGG